GTACAAATAGACCCATCACAAGGGGAGCTCGTAAAATGTGAGTCTCTCAATTGTAAAGGATCCGGCAAAGGTCATTGGGATCAAAAGTTAACAGTCAAGCGGTTATCCGCTATTACCAGTCCGACAGGAAAAGAGATGTACATTCAAGTACCTATCATGACGTGCACGGATTGCGGCGACGAGTTTCCAGCACCGTCAAGTTTGGACGCGTAATGAACGGCGCGCCACCGACAACTAACGTTCGACCGACCACCGGCAGGACCTCCACTAAAAAACTGGGTACCCACACTCACCCGTCATGCAATACTTAATAGCTTTCGCTAAGCTCATTGGCCAGGCACTTGCATTCTGGGTTATCATGTGGCTCTTAATCCATTTAGTAATAGCTTCACTCTATATTTGGGGTGCCATTCTATTATTAGTTTCCATAGTAGTACTAATAGAAGACACAAGGAAGCTCGGAAATACACACAGCAATTAATTCGGTCCATCCCCGATACCTATCGCTTGGATGGCTCAGTTGAGTGCGGTAGGTAAATAACTTCGTGTGCCCCTTGGTGCCCGTGTGACTCCGTATAATATAGCCCCTAAGTTGATCCCGATTCGAAGCACCCCAATCTACCATATCTGTAAATTAACATACATTAGTGACTGTGATATAGGGCTATTGGATTCGTTAATGCCCCCTTCATGTGCTATACCGGCAAGATCCCCAGTGATATAGATTCCTGTCCCTACCGGTATTGTGATGCTAACTTATTAAGGTTGTGTGATACTTATAGCTAAACAAGGAGTAGAATAGTGATCGTAAGTAACTCATGCAAATACCGTGCCAGCGGCAGTCCGGCCAGATTCGGGGTGTCATAATGTCACAAGGTTTGCCGCGTTATATGACAAAACATGAAGTCGCCAAAGCACTTCACGTGGTCGTTCGTACCATAGATCGGTGGCGTAGGCAGGGAATACTGCCGTATGTTAAGATGGGAGCTCAATCTAATGCTCAAGTACTATTTGAAGAAAAGGATATCCAGGATTTTATGGATAGAAGGAAGCATAATACGTTCTTGAGAGGGCATGGCGATGGCTGGCAATATAATAGTGGATTTCTACCCGGTCAAGATAAGGTTGTAGTAACAGGATCGAAGGCTGAAAGAGAGGTAGTTGATAATACCGAAGAGTTTGAGCATACAGATGACAGAGACTACTCGGACGCTCCTCCATTGATATACTAGGCGGCTGCCAGCTGGTACCTCCGGCACTGAGGGAGCAATCCTAATTTAGTCCCATTATTACAGAATAGTTGCGTAAATGTCTTTGGGTTGTCGTTATTATGTGTTAGGTTAGACCGTACAATAAAACAAATAGATAAAGGTTACACATGAAAACAATAGTAGTTATTAAGAGAGATCGGATGAATAAGCTTTTTGCATCCGATGTTATAACAGGCAAAAAGGTTACCGTACCTAAAGGCGCACTCAGACGTGGTCATAACGGTACTGGTTATTTAGAGTCTACCCCTAAGGGATGGAAGCAAGTTGAATATGAACAACCAGCACTAGAAGCTGCCCCAGATAAACCGGCTCCGGGTAGCCCCGCTGCTAAGCACGCTGAAGAGCTGGAGATGATCCATTCTAGCTATTCGATTAAACCCAAGTCACTTATGATGAGTGAAATTAAGTGGAAGTATCTTATCCGCTCAGCTGTTAGAGGTAAGAATATCATGATGACTGGCCCAGCAGGTTGTGGTAAAACCATGGCTGCTAAATCACTAGTTAATAGCCTTGACCGTCCAGACTTTTATTTTAACTTAGGAGCAACCCAGGATCCTCGAGCATCACTAATAGGTAACACCCATTACAATAAAGAGAAAGGTACATACTTCTCAGAGTCCTTATTCGTTAAGGCTATCAAGACTGAGAATGCCGTTATACTCTTAGATGAGCTATCCAGAGCCCATCCAGAAGCTTGGAACATCCTAATGACCGTGTTAGACGAAGGACAAAGATACCTTCGGTTGGATGAAGCTTCTGGCCAGACAACTGTTAAGGTTGCACCTGGTGTCACTTTCGTAGCGACAGCTAATATAGGTAATGAGTATACCGCTACCAGAGTGATGGACAGAGCGCTTATAGACCGCTTTACCCAAATTGAAATGGACGTGCTTAACAAAGACGAGGAAGGTACATTATTATCATCACTATACCCCCACGTTGATACCGCCACTAGAGAGAACATAGCTGAATTAGCGTGGATCACTCGACAAGAATCATCCCAAGAAGAAGGGAAGCTCTCCACACACATATCCACCAGAACCAGCGTAGAGCTGACCGGCTTAGTATACGACGGCTTCACACTAGACGAAGCAGCTCAAGTATCCGTGCTACCCAAGTTCGACTCAGCTGGTGGCTTAGAGAGTGAGAGAACATTCGTCAAACAGCTTCTCCAGAAGTATACCTCAGATGGATCATCCGATGAGCTCTTTACAGATGTAGAAGATGAAGATAACAACTAATAGATATATAGTGTAACCTCACTATTGTACACAAGCTGCCCAGGTTAATAGGTACCGAGATGCCTCACCTGGGCAGCTTCGTGTCGAGTGCCCACCAGCTTCCCAACCTACCAGCTTCCCAGTGCAGGCCCGTGCAGGCCCGGGCAGGCATGCCCCCAGTGACCGCTTTGCGGGTAAGTTTGCCTGGAAACCGCAAAGCGTTTGCGTTTCGGCTCAGCGCCGGGCCTGCTAGGGTATCAGGACTGGCCCAGAGCTAGTAGGACAGTATATATGCTTACTCATAATGAGTGGGATCACGGGATGGTTCTTGGTCCTCTTTCTTGGTCATGGCCAACATTATATTACGTAGTCCGTTAATATCAGAAAGTGGTATTAACTGTACTTGGAATATGACTCCGGTTTGTAATACTCAAATTAGTATTAATTCTTATAGTGCAATATCTAAATTTTATATTATTCTGATAGTGTAATATCTAAAAAGTATAATAAAACAACCATTAGGGATTAATCCATATATGGACATCCCATATTCAATTTACAGTATACTAGAAATAGTTTCGTAAAGGTCTTTGGCTTGTCGTTTTTTTATGTTAGGTTAGACCGTACAATAAATAAGGAAAACAAACAACATGACTAAAACACTATTAAAACAACTTGACCGCTTAGACTATAACGGACTTATGGCTCTTAACCGTAACGTAATTGACCGGATGAGAGATATAGCCGCTTCTGATAGATTAAGATTCGCCGTAGGTGATAAAGTGACTATTAAACATAATGGCACCCTCGAAGGTAAGGTAATTAAGATCATGCGTAAGAACGTTAAAGTGCAAGTCGGTAGTAGGATTTATAGAGTTACCCCGCTGCTTCTCTCCAAAGGATGGAATATATAATGAAAAATGATGAAATATTAGAGATGCTGGAATCAATAGAAAATGATCTAGATGATGCTAACAATTCTTTACCAGACTACCCTGGCACCAGTGATTCACGAAGTTATATTGACGGCGCCAGATGTAGTCTTTACTATTTAAAAGATGAGATAGAGAAATCGATTATAGATGAACCAGATGTACCTCTTGATGAGGTTATGAATACTTCACCAAGCTTAGCTAAAGGATTATAACGTTTTTATTCGTAAATGTCTTTGGGTTGTCGTTTTTTATGCTTAGGTTAGACCGTACAATAAAAGAGGTTATAAATGACTAAACAAATACAACAAGATAAATTATCAACATGCTGTGCAGCACCAATCACTTATTGTGATATATGTGCTAACTGCTTAGAACACGCAGATGTTATGGACATCTCAGCGGATGACTATAGAAATGAGGATCCTAGGTATTATCAAATAATGGAACATTCAAAAGACCAGTTCGGCAATAACGTCGTTAAACCCGTCAGAATGGAATTTGTATCTACTGAAATAGATTTAGACAGAGAGATACCAGAACCAGAAGTTGACGAAGACGATTTTTGGAACACTTACTGCGATGAACATCCAGATTTTAATGCTGCGATGAATGGACATCCAGATTACGTTGATTACACTGGATTCGAATCTTATTTAGAAAAACACTTAATAGCTTAACAGGAAGGAACACTATGGCTGCAAACCCACAATATACAGACTGGATCCGAATTGACGGAAAACTGGTTCATGACCCAGACCACAAGATTCGTGGTGAAAAGGAACTTTTAGAAAAGACTGATCGTAAAGATTGGAAAAAATGGACCGTTGAAGAACGAGCCGCGTTGTATGATATCTTAGCGAGTAAGATGAAGAACCCGCGAAGGTTAATTACTTTTGAATCAGTCGATCAACAATTCAGAATGGCCGGTTTCAAGGGCCTACGTAAAGTACATGTTGAACTCACAAAGCAATATGTAAAATATGGCGATAGAGAGAACGCAATCAAGGGTAAGTCTTTATCTCAGATTGCAAACAAGACGTAACCTTGTATGACTTGGAATAAACATCACACAGACGACATGTGGAGTAGAAGGAACAAGAATACTTCACCGGATGAAGGTGACATGCGTAAATCAAAAGCCCTGGTTCTGAGAATACTTAGATGGGCTGAGGCAGCCAAGTCAGATAAAACCGGCCAAGAGTTTGTATGCTTTGGCGAAGAGTTTAAGAAAGATCTCCATTCAGCAGTAGTAATAGATAACTATGAAACCTCTAAGACTGGTCTTTCAAAGAATGAAAAAAGAGAAGCTAACATATTATGGAAAAAATACTCAATTTTAGGAAGGATATGTGATGAGAAAAAATACGGACAAACCTTTTCCACAAAACTGGATTCACGGCATGTCGTTAGAACTTAAGCGCGCAAACAACTCCAGAAGAGCCCGACTCCATCGTGAAAAGGTTCTCATGAGATTGAAGTATGCAGTTGGAGTTCTAACGATTGTAATGCTTGTATTTGTACTGGTTAGTACATACATATTATAAAACGGAGAGTAACAATGAGTTTCAATGGAAAGAAGTTAGGTTGGAAGATGGCAAAGTGCTCAGAAGCCGCATATCTAAGCGGTAAGGAAGCTAAAGCCTCATTTAAGTCTATGGGATTTTCAAGACATAAATATTTTGATAAAGGTGGCGCTCAGGCTCATGCAGCATATAACGATGAATACTTTATACTCGCATTCAGGGGTACGGAAGTTAAATCATGGTCCGATATTAAAGCCGATTTAAATGTTGATTCTGTAGAGGCTAAGCATGCGTTTGGTAAGGTACATAAGGGATTTGAAAAGGAAGTTGATAAACTTTGGATTGATATACGAGACTATGTTATAAAACAACTTAAAGGAAGAAAGTTAGTTATTACTGGTCACTCTCTTGGTGCAGCGATGGCTACTATAGTAGCTGCTAGATTAAAAACTACTGGTTGGGAGATTGATGGATTATATACTTACGGTTCGCCAAGAGTGGGTAATGAATCATTTAAGAAACGTTTAGTTGTACCTCATTACCGGTTTGTTAATAATTCAGATGATGTAACTAAGATGCCGTTCTACCATTGGGGTTATAGACACCACGGTGAACTGCGTTACATTGATTCTAAAGGTATAGTTAAGCTTGGTACCAACGTATGGAAAAGATCGTGGGATAGGTTGAAAGGAAGATGGGATGGTTTCAAAAATAAAAACTACTTTGATGGCTTATCAGATCACAGTATAACAAATTATAAATTTAATTTGCAGAAGTACAATGAAGAGGTATGATGTTTATGATGATTTTATAGCATTAAAACAGATTCTAAACGATACACTGGCCGCTCATCAGAGAGCTGAATGGGGTAAACCTAAAGCCAGACAACTTATTATCAAAGTTATACTTAACAAGTTTAAAAAATATTTGGAGCATCATGGCAACAAAGAAGAAAGCGCAACGTGACATCAAAATACATTACTGATAAGTTAGAAGAGTTAATTACCTTAATAATGGACACTACAGAAGATGTTACGGAAGAAAAGGATAGTTTATATAAAACATTATTCGATGAACAACTTGTACAAGCACACGATTTACATCAACAAATAACTGATGGTTTTGATGATATGGATGCTGGAAACGTTAGAGATATAATGTTAGAAGCAAATTCACTTTGGCGTATTAGAAAGAATATAAAGAATGGTAACCACGAAGATGTTGAATCAGCAACTTTACAAGAAGAAGTTGAAAGACTTATAAAGAAGAAGCAAAAAATAAATGCTATAAAACATTATAGAGCCCATTTTGATAAGATGGCTCAGGCGCCTGGCCTTAAAGAATCAAAAATATATGTAGATGCGATTCAAGCTGATATGATTAGACGTGGAATAATAAAAGAATGAGTAAAAAAGAAGTAAAATATTCTGAGGCTGGTAAGGGTGATAAAAGACGTGGCAACCAATCGAAGTATGCTAAGAATTGGGATAAAATATTTGGTAAAGCCAGTCAAGGACCTACGTATATAGAAGATGGCCGGCCACTAAAAGAACCACATATTCCATCGAAAAAGTCAGATAAACAAGATACTTGATCATATATATTAATAGAAAGCAATAACGAGGATTCCATATGTTAAATATTCTTCCACCAATTATTACAGCCAATACTTATCCAATTTCAGAAGCATCCACAAATATGTTATGGTTATTCCTAGCGTTTTTTATTATGACCGAGATAACAGATTGGATAGATAAGAGGTGGCCATAATGTTATATGATATATTTACGAATTGGTTATCATTGTCTATAGGTGCGTTTATAGGTCTATTCACCGCGGGTGTATTAGCGGCTGCAAGACGCGGAGCTGACCTGTCTAACCGGCTTATGGAATCGGAAAGTCAGACGGTCGGTCGAAAGTCGGTCGAACGATGAATTGGGTAAGCGCGCTGCTGACGAACAATTGGGTGATCGCCGGCGTTTTTCTTTACCTCGGGTATCAAGCAGGTAGAAGAGCGAATAAGATAAGAGAAGAACGACTCATTAATGAATGGACAGAAAAGGTTGATAGCGTATTTGAGTTGTTAGATATCGCAAGGGTTGCATTGGGTACTCGTCAAGTCGATAAAACTTTTAACGGCTGGGTAGATGAGAATGGTGATCTAGATAAAAGACGAATTATGGGTACTAAAAAAACTAAAGCATAATGGCAAAAGCTAAAGGATCTGTAAACGTTACATCCAGTACTAACGGTAAAAAGAAAACACGACAAGGTTTAGGTAGAGGTACCAAATACAATTCTAATCCGCGATCAAAACGATTTAAAAAGAAATATAGAGGGCAAGGCAAATGTTGATGTACTTTGTAATGGGCGTATTAGCACCATCGGTTTTAAACTTAATACATATGGTTATTGGAATTTATGTTGTAATGAAAAGAGGTAGTGTAATGAGTTTAGGATTTAGTGGAATAAGTTTTCTAACTAAATCAATAGGAATGTTATTCCTAACTTGGTTAGGGATTGAGATAGTTGGATTGGATTATAGAATCTATGTTCCGATACTTTCATTCGTTTGGTTCTTCTCTCATATATGTGAAGCGTTCGTGATTCAACATTATATAAATAACAATGTTCCCGAGTGGATACACGATTTACAGCTGAAATGAAAAAATTATTTTTAAAATTATTGAAATTTAAAATAAACATTCTAAAGAAAATCTATAACTGGTTTAAGAATGAAACAAATAAGGAGTTGTAAATGATCATATGGTTAACAGGACAACCTGGGTCTGGAAAGACTACGTTGGCGAAAAGAGTCGTTGCAAATGTTAATGAGGCAATGGAGGTATTTCATTTAGATGGGGATGATTTAAGAGATATCTATGAAAATAAAGACTATTCAGAAAAGGGTAGAAGAGCTAATATAGAATTAGCAATGAATATCGCACGATATTTAGACAACAAAGGATGTGAGGTTGTATGTTCTTTAGTTTCACCATACAAGGATATGCGTGAACAACTTAAATCTGAAAGAGATGTAAAAGAATTCTATATTCATACATCTGAGATACGTGGACGCGAAGATTACTTTGCAAAAGGTTATGAGCCACCAGTAAACAATTTTGTCGATATCGACACAACAAATAGATCAATAGAGGAATGTGTAAATGAAATACTCAATGTTTATCGGCCGGTGGCAACCCTGGCACCAAGGACATCAATGGTTAATCAATCAGCGGCTGTCTGAAGGTAAGAGGGTTTTAATATGTATCAGGGACATGATGCCTGATGAAAAGAACCCGTTTACGTGCGAAGAAGTGTATGATAATCTTCAGATAGAGTTAAAAGAATTTATTGATGAAGGTATAATAAAAGTTATGATCATACCGGATATTGAATCTGTTAACTATGGTAGGGGTGTAGGTTATGAGATAATTGAGCATGTTCCTCCAGCAAACATAGGTGAGATATCTGCAACAAAAATTCGTGAAAGTTGGAAAAAGTCTTTGGCTTCTGATTAAAAAGTATTAGGTTAGACCGTATAATAAAAGAGGTTAAAATGAAACTAGAATACAAAGAAGCACTAACAATTTTCTTAGATACTTGGCACGATGTAAGAGTTGAGTATTACAGAACAAAGCTTACAAGTTTGAGCGGTCCTAAGCCACTAGAAATTCGACCTGGTAGAAAATTCGATAAGATAGTAGAAGCCGATGGCAACTCATCATATGTTAAATGTTTCGTAGAAAAATCTACTGGATATATTTATAAAGCAGCTGGCTTTAGGAAACCTGCTAAAGGTCCAAGAGCTAGTATTTTTGAACCCAAAAGTTATGAGGCTATGGATGCATATACCGGATGGTTGTACAAACGATACTGTGGAGCAAATGATTTCGTTCCATCTATTACCGAAGGAACCGGATCCTGATCAGATAGAATTTGATTTTGGAGATTTAACAACTAACAAAGTTAACACAGATGATGTAGATATTATATGGATGCCATTCGATTATGACGATATTGACTTTTTAGTTGAGAACAATGATTACGGATTGAACACACTATTCAATGAATATAGTCCTTACGTAACCGAAGGGGTTTGTATTGGCATGGATAAAGATGGTGACGAATACCTAGGTATAGGACTGATAGTCTTTGATGAAGTATTTGAAGTTTGGTCTATACGAAAAACTAAACCTGAATCGTATTTAATGTATGAATTCGAAATGGAGGAATCAACATGATAAAACAATATGCGGATTTTAATTCTACTATGCGCGCATATCCAGATGCACTTACACGTGATACTTGTAAAGACATAATTGAAGTATTTGAAAAGAATAAAGAGGCGTGGCGCCCCGGTGAAACATTAAGTGGCATAGTACCGGATATTAAAATGACCCACGATTTATGTTGCCATGAGTCACCAGATTTATTATACGCCGAAGAGATCTTTACTAAAGTTTCTAATGAACATGTTGAGCAGTTTCTTTATAGTTGGCCCCACCAAGATAAATGGGATCCCACCTGTATGTTCGGTAGTGGTACCCATTATCCATATTGGCAGATACAAAAATATGATAAAAATCGCGGACATTATAATGCGTGGCATACAGAAGAACCATATTATAAGGGTACAGCTCATCGATTATTTGTTTGTTGCTTTTATCTTAATGATGTAGAAGAAGGCGGTCACACCGAATTTTTGTATTCTGATTTAAAGATTCAACCGAAAGCAGGAACGTTTGTTATATTCCCAGCCGGCTGGCCATGGATCCATAGAGGAGGCATGCCAATCTCTAATCATAAATACTTTTCTACGACATGGTTGTGTGCGGATTGGGGCCCGATAGAGGATACAGAAGGACGAGACGTATAGCGTTTTTATTCGTAAATGTCTTTGGGTTGTCGTTTTTTTATGTTAGGTTAGACCGTACAATAAAAGAGGTTATAAATGACTAAACAAATACAACAAGACAATTATAAAGAAACAGTATATGGCAATAGCTATTTACTTGGTAAGCATATCAAAGTTGATGGTAAAGCTAGAATCCTTAATGTTCCATTTGACGAGTACTTAAGAGAATTGAACTTCATAGACCACTCACGCGATGTTCATAACATTGCAGTAGTGTGGTATGAAAAAGACGAAGAAATTTACATTCATATGGTATATGATAATGATTCAGGCGAAGTTTATTGGGCTGCACCATCAGAGGATGGAGAATGGACAGATGAAGATGATGAACTTGCAAGTGCACTCTTAATGTGGGCCGATTTAGAAACTAATTGGAATTGGGCATAATGAATAAGGTAGTAAAATTAATTGATGCACTTAATGCATCCAATAGTAACTTAGATAAAATTTCCGCCCTTAAGACATATGCTGACGATCATGAGGTTAAAGAGGTTTTATTTCACATGTTCAACCCTTATTTCCAATATCACGTCACATGGAAAAACATCCAAAAACGTCAAGATCTCGTAAGACATTTTACTGGTACTTGGAGAGATTTACTTACTATTTTAAGAACCAGACAGGTAACTGGTCATGATGCAATTGGTCTAGTAAATGGTTTTCTTAACACTAAAGGCGATGATGAAGATACTCGTTTAGTATTCCAAAGACTCTTAGAAAGAAGTCTTAAAGCAAGATGTGATGCTAAGATGATCAACAATGTTTTTCCAGGTTTAATACCAACATTTAATGTTGCATTAGCAAATGCCTTTGAAAAATATGCACACAGATTTGATGTAAGAAAAGATGGATGGATGTGGTCCAGAAAACTTGATGGCGTAAGAGTTATAATGAGAATTGAAAACGGTACAGTTAAATACTTTTCACGCCAAGGCAAAGAATTCCATACACTTGATCAGATAACGCTTGCACTCAATGGTCATAGCATTATGACGCAGAACGTTGTATTAGATGGAGAATTATGCATTGTAGATGAAAACGGCGATGAAGATTTCCAGTCGGTTATTAAAGAGATCCGGCGCAAAGATCACGCTATCAAGAACCCTAGGTTTAAAGTATTCGACATATTAACAACTGAAGAGTTTGATTCAGGTACATCAAGTGAATATAGAAATTTTTCTGCTAGATACGATGACATACAATGGAAGCTAGGTAATCCTTTATGGGATAAAGATTTTCCAATTGATATTGTTTATCATGAATTTGTAACTGATAAGGAAGAAGTAACTTATCTATTGGAAAGAGCGACGTCATCTGGTTGGGAAGGCATTATGCTTCGCAAAGACGTACCTTATAAAGGTAAACGTTCTAATGACATTCTTAAATGTAAAAAATTTATTGATGACGAATACATCGTAAAAGATATCGAAACAGGACCATTTAGAGTTGTGGATAAATCCACTAAACTTGAAAAGACTATTCAGACAATGACAAATGTTATCATCGAACATAAAGGAAATACAGTGTCAGTTGGTTCTGGTTTTTCATTAGACCAACGAGACAAGTATTTTAATACACCAAGTGATATCATCGGTAAAGAAATTACTGTACAGTATTTCGAAGAATCACAAGATAAAACTGGTAAATTTTCATTAAGATTCCCAGTTTGTAAAGTAATTTATGAAAATGGAAGACACGTTTAATAATAAAAAAGGAGTACTACATGACAAAGTATCATGTCGCTACAATAATACAAGAGATTGAAGTTCCTGCTGGTAAGACTGGAACTAGAACCAAGAAACTCAAAGAAGAAATTTTAGTAGGTGGTTCTGCATCAGTATCAGTTGTTGAAGAAAAAGTAAACGAACTGATGTCTACTAATCCAAATGAATGGGAACTAGTTTCCGTTAAAACATCTAGGATAGTAGAGGTTATAGAGTGAAACCATTAACTGTTATACATGTTGATAAAGACATGTCAAGAGATGCCGCATTAAATGCGTGGGCCTCTAAACATTTTAAGAAGTGGAATAGTAAGCTAACATATCGAAACGTTGAAGAGTTTATCGAAGCCGGATGGAACGATACAGATTTTATGTGTCGCGATTATTGCGCTAATCTTGCAGAGATATGTACTGCAGAAGTTTTAGGTGCAGCGTGGGAACCCTCAAAAAAAGCACGAAGTTGGGACGTTAGAAAAGACGGTATCTTTCATTCTGTTAAGTCAATATACGATCCGTTCGACAACAAAAAGTATTTTCCATACGAAGATAATAACTATAACTACGAAACGTTATTGCATCCGGATGGTGGTTCATGTACTAGCGTGTGGTTCTGGGAATTAAGAGGAGTTGGTGGCTATGAAATTGATGCTTACTGTTGGGGCATGCTCGCACCAGAAGTGTGTAAAAGCATAATAGAAAAGGTCGAATATTTAAAATATGGTAGAAAATATAATTTTCAAGGCGTTAACATTAAAACAATAAAGGAAATGGCACATGAACAAGTTTATGCAAGCAATTAAAGACGTGAAAGATTTCATATTAGGAAAGCCAAAGGCTTTTGTAAATGTCAAAAAAACTGCAAGTTCTAAAAAACCTAAGCGTAAGTATACTAAACGAAAGAAGTAAAACAAAAGTGTTTAAGAAGAAAGTTTACTGGCATGATAGAGATCTAGGAAGGTACATTCATATCCGGTTAAAGGAAGAAAAGCTCAAGCCAAAGGATTTAGACGTGGACACCATTAACTTTTTCTTTCAGCAATTTAAAGTGAGGATCAATGAATAAGAAGAACACGATGAACCTTTTTGAATTGTACGATTACATAGAAGCGTTAGAAAAAAGAATTATAAAATTAGAACAATACCTTGTTGGTAATAAAAAAAAAGAGTATTGGGAAGAAAAACCCCCATTTTATTATCAGAAGGATAAAGGAGAAAAGCAATGATATTAGATAGTTTATTAGCAGGTGTAATGTTATTCGGATCGTTCGCAGCACGTACACCGAATGATACATCTATACGCTTGGATGATTATGAAGTTAGTATTGGTATTGATCATTCTAACTTTCATTTCAACCGTCAATGGGAACGGGAACTTGGCAACCATTATATAGACGATTTATTCTGGGCTAAAATTGAAGGAGGCAAAGTCTATTTTAAACCAGAATATATGAATAAAGAAAGTCACAACATTCGGTACTTCAAAATGGATTGGAGGAATACGTGGAAAGCTTTGTCTTATGGCTTTACTAGTCGAAATGATGCTGATGATGTATTCAGTAGAAACTTTGAAACGTTTGTGTCTGTGGGATTAAACCAAAAGAAATCTTATGATTGGGTATACCCTATGGATATAGAAATTTCGTTTGACGGTTATTTACCACCAGATGATACTGGAGAGAACACTACATTTGAATATGAAAATAAGTTTAAGCTTAGTTGGAAGCTTACAAAGAAAGTTACCTTATATAATTTAGGTGAAGTATCTAAGCTTCAAGGTAAAGCTTTTTATAAAGCTAAGGTTGGAATTGAGGTAGCGTTATGATAAAGAATTTAATTATGGGATTGTTGGGTGCAATTATACTGTCATATCTAGCAGCTTCGGTTATTCATATGTCTAAGATAAACAACAAGATAGATGAATGGGAACAGAATTATCAAATGATGAGTAAAGATGTATCAGCATTTACTAAAGTATCTGATCCGAAGACAATACGTTTATATGTTAAAGAACTAAATAAGATACTCGATGAGATACACTTCTTAAGTAGAATGGTTGAGAGTGGACAGTTAGCTGATGAAGGATTAACGGCAATATTAAATGAACAAGCCAAAATGAATAAGAAGATTTTGGAGATGGTAACACTTAAGTCATTTGATAAAAATGTTAGAAAAGCAACCTCACAACGTATTAGTTTTGCGAATGATGTAGATGACTTATATGATATTACAGAAGAGATGGACGATAAGCTAGATAAGACAAACAAAAAGATTCACACGCAATTAGATGATATACAAGATGAGATTAATGACATTAAAGATATGTTAAAGACAATGAATAAGAAAAAATTTATGCACACACATAAGGAATAAGTTATGAGATCAACAAGTATATTTACACTATGGGCTTCTATTAAACAATTATTAAGTTCTTTTCGGACCTATGTTTTAGAAGACGCTAAAAAAATGAAAGCCCTTGAACGAGAATACCTCATCCGGAAACAAGCCAAAGAACAAACTAATATGAGAGACGATGAGGATATATTAGGAATATGAATCCAACGTTAATAAAAATGTTTGCGTATTTATTGGCTGGAAATGTGTTAGCATGGTTTCAACTTCAAGGTCAATTTTTCATTGGCCCATGGGGTGTACTATTTAAGAAATCATATATTCCAGTGATCACGGGAATTCCAATAGGCTTTTTCTTTTGGCGCGCTACAACCCTATCATATGAATATTTCGGTGCAGTATGGAATCTTAGGTTAATCGGCTTTGGCTTCGGGACAATTATATTTGGAATAATGACAGCATTCCTATTAGACGAATTACCTGGCTGGCATACAGTCATTTCATTAATACTCGCATTTGCAATTATTTTGCTTCAATTTTCAAATCTTACACTCAAATAAAGGAACCACACATGGATCTAAAACACATATCACCATACGAACAATTTATTCTTATGGCGGAAACGACGCATCACTTAAGCTCTACTATGAGAGCATTTGTTGAGTTCAAAGAAGTATTAAAAGTGACAGAACAGTGCGCTAAATCAGATACCGAATACATTACATACCTTGATAAAATTATTTCAAAACCCGTTACCCGAGTTCTAGCTACAACTGCGTTGGACAATTATAAGAAAAGGAAATGGGATACTACATTTATAATGGTAGCAAGATGTCTCAATATACAATTAAAATGACATTATAGTATGACAGTTTGACATATCAATTATTATGGCATACTTTTTTCTCTATATAGTATGAGTACGCTAAATGGTTAGGTACTCAGTTAGTTCAATGAATAACAAAGGAGAAACACAATGAGCTTAGTTAGATTTACCAGTTTTCCTGGTATTACACGAGATAATTTTTTAACACCTTTCGACAAACTATTTGATAGTATGTTTGAAGATAACTTTCCAGAAGTTGCAAAAACGGTTGGTGTTAATCCATTCTCAGGAACCGCATACCCAAAAGTTAATGTATATGAATATGACGATAAGGTTGAAGTTGTTGCAGAGATTCCAGGAATAGATAAAAAGAACCTCAACGTCGAAGTTGAAGAAGGAGTTATGACAATCAAAGGAAGTAAGCATGGATTCGATGAAGATGAAGGTGCTACGGTTTTGAGACGCGAATTAAAGCATTCTGCTTTTGAACGTTCATTTAAACTTGGAGATAAGTTAGATGGAGATAGTGTTGAGGCGAAGTTTAAAGGTGGTATTTTATCTATCGAGATTCCAAAGCTCGAAGAAAAACAACCAAAGAAAAGCTTTGTTAGCATAGCATAAAAGAAAACGGTTACGTAAGCGAGTATCGTATAGCGGTAATACCCCAGCCTTCCAAGCTGGTGATGTCAGTTCGATTCTGTCTACTCGCTCAACCTCCCAACCTCCGTAGTAAATGACTTCTTTTCGGAGTAGTTAGACTACCGAGGTGGGAGGCCCACTAATATGAAAAAAATAATCGAAATAAACGATGTATTATATTACATAAAAGGAACGCAGCCAGTAGAAGCTACAGACATACTAGGCGGACCTTATTGGAAAGATAAGTGGAATGTAGATACAGTTATCAGAAATGGTAACACCTATTATTTTTGCCAAAAGATTATAAATGCTTCATTTGTTGATATTTAATATAGATCATGGACTTTATACAATCAAAAATATTTCCGTATATAGTTGCAATGTCCGCTGGAGCTGTAGCGTTTAGTGCGGCGTTCTTTTCTGTATTTGGACTATCAAAACTATTTGCCGGCGCTCAGATGAGTGTAGTCATCATGGCGGGTTCTTTAGAATTCGCTAAGTTAGTGACAGCCTCATTTCTTTATAGATACTGGGACAAAGTTCCTAGATTCCTTAAGAACTATTTACTTGCCGGCACCGTTATTCTTATCATAATAACATCGGCAGGTATATTTGGTTATTTGTCAAATGCTTATCAAGGCGCAACAACTACATTTGAAAAACAATCAACTATATTAATGTTTAAGGAAGATCAGTTAAAACAATTAACAGAAGATAAGAAGTTTCTAAAAAAAGAATTAGAAACCGCAATTACTGAAATGCCAGATAACTATCGTACAGCACGTAAGAAGTTAAGAGAAGAATATCAACCACAAATCAATGAAATGAATAAACAAACACTAAACATTAAACAAGAAATTGGTGATCTTAAATCAGAGCTTGTAGACACTGGCGTTGATGTTGGGCCGGCTATCTATTTAGCACGAATATTTAATACAGAAATAGACACGGTCGTTAAGTGGTTTATATTCATACTAATATTTGTATTTGACCCGCTAGCAGTATCTCTTGTTATTGCGGCAAATATGGCATTTGAATTATCTAAATCAGAAGTGCCTATTATAAAGTCTAAAAAGAAACGTTGGTGGGCAGTATATGACGGCAAGAAAAAAGATCCATCACCAAAGATTGATTTAACAAATAGAAATCGAGAACAAAAAATTAATGAAATAAATAAGACGGCCGAAGTATTAAAGGGCGGTATAGACTTAAGACCAAATGAAGAAAAAGAAAATACATAAATTGAAAATGAGCGATTTTCCTATACCTACTACAAAGATTATTAAATCTAAAAAGAAAAAAAGTAGACAGGCTGAAAAGATTCAATTAAACAAAGATATTTCTAAAGATCTTTCGTAAAGGTCTTTGGCTTGTCGTTTTTTTATGTTAGGTTAGACCGTACATAAATTAATAAAATAAAGGGTTACAACACATGAATGATTATTTAATAGAAGAAACTGGATTTAAAACGGTTGAATGCAATGACTGTAATAGGTTTATGGAGATAAATCAAGACGCTAAAGGCGGCGTATGCAGTTACTGTACAACTAAAAGAACACTAGCATTGCTTTCAGAAGATGAAAAGAATAGGTTATTTGGACTTACCGGCAATAAGGCTAGAGGTCCTAAGAAGCCGCGCGGTTGGAGATGGATGGCGGAATTTGTAGACTCAGACGGTAACGTATTTTATAAAGGTAAAGAGATGGCGGAGTTAAAAGGTACTCGACCTATCACGGATTTAGAAGCACTTAAGCTAAAACGTAAAGCTAAAAAAGCTACAAACAAAAGAAAAGAAAAACGTAAACTATTGAATAGAGCTAAGAAGCAAAAAGCAGCTAAACGTGCCAAGAAGCTTTCTGTTAAAGAAGCAATAGCTAAACAGAAAGAATTTTTAAATGGCGATATTAAAAAAGGAGACGATTAAATGCCGTTAACAAAAAAACAGTGGTTAAATCAAACTATAATGTGTGATGAATGGGGAAGACCGCCCTCACTAGCGGATGTTCCATTAACTTACATGTCTAGACACGATGCGTTTAAGAAAAGAAATATAACTCAAGATGTTATCAATAAATGTTACAAGGAAACAATCAATGAAAACAAAAACTAAAAAATCCGGGCAATGGAATGATATGAAAAAATGGACAACTGATGAAGGTTATACGTTTCTTGCTAAAGATAAAAAAGATGCAGAAGATTTTGCCAGCCACGCTAATTTGAATCTAGGTACTTTAAAGGAATTATCTGTTGAAAAAAGTAATTAATTGTTTAAAACATGATAACCCTGTTATCAATAAAAAATTAAAGGAGGTATCTATTGAAGAAGGAATGGAAATCGCTGCAGAATTATTCAACATACTCAATGAACGAAAAGACGGTATTGGTTTGGCGGCTAATCAAGTGGGTATCGACGCTGCTGTTGCTGTGGTTAATGTTCGGGAACCAATTGTACTCATAAACCCGAAAGTAATTGATGCTCACGATGAAGTTAATTTTGTTGAAGGATGTTTATCATTTCCAGGTAAAAGTGTAATTACAACGCGATTTGAGACAGTACAGATCACTTCAGCCAATGTTGAAGGCACCTTGCTTTTTAGTGGATGTGAAATACAGCCAAATGCAAAGGGATCTTGGGAAGACGATGAGCATAAAGAGGACCGTGAGCTTAGAATGTTAGAGTCTATATGTGTACAACATGAGATAGATCACTTGAATGGCCTAGTATGCATGGATAGAAAGAGAGACATCACCGTACGAGCAGTCAAGAAGCCTGGACGTAATGACATATGTCCTTGCGACTCCGGAAAGAAATATAAAAAATGTTGTCTGAATATAAAATAACTAGAAAAGCTTTATGCGAAAAACTGCTCTTATTAAGATGCCGTATAGAAGATTGGGCAGAAGTGCATGGCTATGATAATATGAAAAATGCTAAAGAGACTTGGGGGAAAAAGGGGACTGGGAATGAAGGTATATTACTTTGGAAACAAACCGATTGGGAATGTGTAGATAATATGTATAACATTACAATGAACGGTGATGACATTCAATGGACTAAACCTACTTATAGGGTTTTAAACAAAATGTGGAAGAGATATAAATTAGAAAAATTTAATATTAAAATCAATGCGAATTTAGAACCTGATTGGGAACAGATACAACAAATGGAGTGGCATGATGATTGATTATTTACCGAAAAAAACTTCTGTTATTACGTGGTTAATAATATTATTGTGTTGTTGCTTAAACAACGCGTTTGGACAATCTTTAGAAGTAGTACCATACAGATTGATACCGAGTCATGACCAGTATTGTCAGATATCAATAGAACTTATTGAGCCGACATTATTTCTTACTATTCCTGATGTACATCGACAAGAGATCCATGAGATTTTAATAGAACGCGTTGTATTTGAAGAGACAAATCCGTTTGCGCACAATGAACCATTTAAAATCGATGATAATGTTTATCAGTTAATTAAGTTACCAAACACCGGTGAAGCATGGTCTTCTCGTAGGTGGAGCACCATTGAATAACAAAAAAGGTTATATGTATTAATATGATAAGAGACAAACGATATCAAAGAAAGAAACCCGTAACATTTACGCGCACCGATGAGATAATTGCATATCTCAAAATGGCTGGTATGATTGCTTTAGCGGGAGGTTACCTCTATCTATTGTTTAAATAATTAAGGATCATAATGATAATTAATACAAATGTAAAAGCGCCTTTTGCTGATGTAAAGCGAGCCTTTGTAAGTAGAACGAGTGGACTACTAAAATACCTTTTACCCATTGGAGTAAAGGTGTCACATTATAAGGGTATCCGCCGCGGTGCAACAATTGGTTTAAAAATTCCATTTTCCGGAGATGTTTCGTTTAAAGTAGTAACTTACGCGACATCCGCAAGACAAGTTATATTTAATGACATTCTTAAAGAGGGCTCATTGTTTGGATTAAAATTTTTGTCGCATAGACATACGATACGAAAACATAACGACCACACATTGATAAGAGATGAAATTACATTCACATCAAAAAACAAAATAAGAGATAAATTTTTATATTGCTTTTTTCTCCTTTATTTCTTTATACGTGCACTTAAATACAAACTTTATTTTTGGAGACAACAATGAATAAATCATGGCAATCAAATAGGGCAGAAATAGCTACATGGCTATCTGGCTATTTATCAATGTACAAAAAATGGGTAGATAAAATATTAGACAATGAGGATCACGAAATTTCAAAAAACAAAATTCTTGACCTATTATCTGAATGGATAAAATATCTTGAAGAAACCCGGGTCAAAATTATAAAGATGAAAGATAGCGAGGATTGATAGTTATTAATATGAAGTTGCTTGAATTAATGAATAACAATGGATACGGTGCAGATCCTGGAGAACCTGATACAGGATGGTTGCCAGGTGGAGATACTAGAACGCTTGGTTTTGAATCTGGAAAACCTGAGCCATGGTTCGACCAAGGTGATTATGAACAAACTGTTTTTCCAGTAGCGGATCATATCTTTGGTTCTAGAAAACAAGATAGAAAACACTTAACGTTAGTATCTAAACGTGTACAAGTTGGAAGTTTAAAAGCTACACTTAAAAAACTAGACATTGAAGTAGAAGAATTAAAGGCTAATACAGAAGAAATGTATAAGGGTCTTATAGGAAAATAATATGCCAATAACAATCAATATAGAAGTAGGTGATACAATACTTACAGGAAGATTTAAAAATAAAAAAGTAGTTGTCAAGGATATTGGTGTTGACGATTATGGTATGCCGACAATTAATGGACGAAAAATTACAACCTTTCGGCCAAGTGTCAAGCCAGTTGCACGTGACGAAGCTATTAATACTATTATGAAAAATATGGAAAAGGATAAAAAATAAAATGTACTACTCAGAAATTGAAGACATTGATAAACCGTTATTAGACTGGAACGGTTTTCTTAATGAAATAGTAGCATTTCATACGGATAATAAAGAGTTGTTAAATCAATTTGACGGAGAGGATATTGATATTCAAGATACCGCAAAGAAATTATTTATGCATTTATGTCAGGACTATTATTATGCAACAAGACAGCGTCCTTTAAGTTCTTATGATTTAACATACAAATTAGCAGAGGCATAAATGAACATTAATATTGCTTACTTAAACAGTTGTCCAGATGTATCTACGATTACTGTAACACCTATACCACTTTATTCAACAAATAACTCTAAAATAAGATATATAACTAAAACCATGGAGCGTATGCATATGTTAACATTTAAAGATATTTTACTTCAATTGGAAGCTGCGATTGCGGACAAAGATTGGGATACTATTGAATTACTTAAAGAAGAAGTAGAGTTTGAAGTAGAACAAAATTCATTTAGTCAAGGTCATAATAATTACCTTGGATATGATGAGGAAGAAGATTAATACTTGAGGATAAAAAACATCAAAATTGTTACAAAAAACACTTTCATATTACGAAAATCCTAGTTAGATTGTATCAACGATAACCAGAAATAAGGAGCGTTTAATCTAATGAAAAACCTAAATAAGTATCTGTTAGCAATTTCAATTGTAACGGCTGTTAACGGATATGTAGCCACACACTTTATGGATCAACATAGAGAAATTTATCATGATCATTATGAAAATATGGCCGCGCAGAACAAAGACCTATCAGAAAGGCTGTCGGTGTTCTATCAACACGGCATAAAAGTTGACGTTACAATGTATCAGCCAGATAAAATACAGTGTGATGATACACCGAATATTACAGCTGACGGTACAAAGATTCGTATTAAAAGCGCATCTAATTATAAATACGTTGCTTTATCTCGTAATCTACTTAAACGATGGGGCGGACCATTCGACTATGGTGACTTTATTTTAATTAAAGGAACAAATGGTAAAGATGGCGTATATAATGTACGTGACACAATGAACCCGAAATGGGTAAACGTTGTTGACATTTTAGAATCGCACACTGTTAAACCGTATAAATTTGAAAATGTAGATATTTTTAGATTAAACTGGACCGAAAAAAATAGGGAGAATGTGTGAAAAGTATAGATCTTACCGCAATAGAAATGGGCGACAATTGGCAAAAGCTAATTGACGTTATCGATAAAACATTTAAAGGAAATCGCCACACACAGATTACGGCTTTACATGATTATTTTAAAGACAGAATGATCATGGCTCCGGCATCAGGAACACGACATTTCCATAACGCATTTCCTGGAGGTTATGTCGCTCATGTATTAAACGTTATTGATTGGACAACGAAATATTATCATTTATGGAAAGACGGTGGATTATTTACCGATGACATAAGTGAAGAAAGTGTTGTATTTTGTGGAATGTTTCACGATTTAGGTAAAGTAGGTACATTAGATAAGGACTATTATATCGTTAATCAAGATGACTGGCAAGTAAAAAAATACGGTAGAGCATTTAATCATAATCCTGAATTACATTACATGACTGTAACAGATAGAACATTTTATCTTCTTAATCATTTTAAAATTGACATGTCCGAACAGGAATTTTTAGGTATTAAGATGGCTGATGGACTATATGAAAAAGGCAATGAAAATTATTTTATAGAAAGCTATGAGTGGAAGACTATTAAAACTAATATAGGTTTTATAGTTCACTACGCCGATTCAACAGCTACACGTTTAGAAAAGGAAGCGTATCTTTTTTCAGGTCAATCAAAAATTGATTATAATAAAATAATGAAAGGCGAATCTTTAAAGCCAGATGCAGAAGTACTTGAAGGTTTAAATATTGATAAATTAGGAGACTTATTCAAATGATATCAAATATACATATCATAGACGATTTTTACCAGAATCCAGATGAAGTTGTAGAATTTGCACAATCACAAGAATGGCGAAACGCTGCGGGCGGCAACCATTTTTTACGAACTGTTGGGTTCCCTGCAATAGATCTTATTCCTACATTGGAAGATATCATTGGGGAAAAAGTCAATAACGAGAAGGGTAATTATTGGTGGACGTCTTTTAATGATTTTGAAAACTTCAATTGCTCATTTTATAAGTTAGTACATTCAGATGATCATGCTCAACCAAATTGGATTCACCACGATTGGACAAGCTGGGCTGGGGTAATATATTTAGATAAAGAATGTCCTACTGCTTGTGGTACATCGCTTTGGCGACATATTCCTACCGGACAAGACCAAACCTTATGGCGCACAGGTGATGCAACTGATGGACAAACGTTTGATCCCTTAACTTCAGAATCAAAAGATAATTGGGAACAAACAGACACAATAGCAAACAAATACAATAGACTAGTATTGTTCAGAGGATCAATGTACCATTCTGTAAACGTACCCCTAGGGCCACAAAAGTACGAAAGATTAAATCAACTATTGTATTTTGATACCACGGAGAGATCATGATAGAAATATTTACCATAATATTTTCTGTATTACTTATATTAACACAAACCTATATAATTTATAACTTGTATACAAAGGTTGATAGATTAGAACAATGGGTAGATTCAACATATATGTCAATACAGGAAGCAATAGTAGAAATGAAAAAGATAGATTCCACAGGACACTTTGAAGCAGATGATGAAGTTGGAACTGTATTCACACAATTAAAAGAAACTGTATTTAAATTAGAACAAATTACTGAGGAGTAAACATGCCTAGAAAGCCATCAAAAACAAGAATGTATTTTACACAAGAAACTGAAGATGCTATCGTACGTTATAACGAATCCCAGAGCTATAGAGAAAAGAATGCAATATATAATGAACATTTAAGAAAACCGTTAGAGAAATTAGTAGAAAATATTATTCATACATTTAAATTTTATTATTTTGATATTCCTTTAGAAGATGTAAAACATGAAGTAATTTCATTCATGATAACGCGTCTTAACAAATATAAGCAAGGTAATGGAAAAGCTTTTAGTTATTTTAGTGTAGTCGTTAAAAATTGGTTAATATGCCATAATAATGGTAATTACAAGAAAATGAAAACTCATAAAACTCTTATTGAATTAAACCACAAAGAAGTTAAAAGCATGGTCTCTGGAGATTCAGAAGCAGAAAAAGTTGAAAAAAGCCAATTTTTCATACAGATTGTTGATTATTGGTTAGAGAACATTCCGCGGGTATTCAAAAAAGATAGAGACATTAATATTGCATATTCAATTGTAGAATTGATGGATAGATTAGATTCAATTGAAATTTTCAATAAGAAAGCACTTTATATTTTATTGCGAGAGATCTCTGGAGCAAAAACTCAACATATTACGAAAGTAATTAATACCATGAAATCCCATTATAGCTCGCTAGAAAAACAATGGAATGTAAATGGTCATGTCACTACTGACAAGACGCGCCCACTAATTCCTAGATAGTTACATATTTATAGTCAAAGGATAACATGTTATGTCAGCTGACTATGAAATATTTAAAGGAACAACACTAGCTGATCTATTTCAAAAAATAGATAAGAATACGTCTAGGAATAAAATTCAGATCGAATCTCTCGTAAATGAACTTATGACATATATTAAAGACAGTAATAGCGCAATGCAATTGTTTCCGATGATTAGCGAATATATGCAAGCCAATATCAGAAATGACGAATTACTAGTAAAGTTAGCGGCTGTTGTACAACGATTAGTTCAAACTGAGGCCAAGACTGGAGAAGGCGATTATGGTTTATCCGAAAAAGAGAAAGAAGAAATTTTATCAAAAATAAAGGTTGCAACAGAAAACATACAAAATGATGTAGACGATATAAGTCTAGGTATTATAGAACCAATAGAGGGCTAAATAATGGACAAAGGTGGAATTAAAGGGATCTACCAAGACCTGACTAGCAATAAAACAGTTACGGTAAATGATAGTGTACCAACTGAAAAACGTGTTAGAGACATTGCACTCCAATTAATTGAAAGCACAAATTCAATTAGTATACAGACAGTACTGGCTGAAGTTAAGGGGGTCATATATAATCAAGACGATTTAGAAAAGGCAGGTTTAAATAATGAATTTTATATAGGAGCAATATTGGCTACACCAATGATACCATTTGATATTCTTCCTTCAACCGGCGAAGGGTGGATTTTACCCGTAAACAGCGCTATCCGAGATTATCCCGTTATTGGTGAAATGGTTTCAATAATAACTTTAGGTGCTCAAACATTCTATCACTCTGGAATTAATATTAGTAATAATGTTAATAATAACTCAAAGTTTGGAATGAGCAGTACTCCCGGGAATGGACAAATAAAGGAAGGTAATATTGAATCGATATTGGATTCTAGCAATGGCGGATTTTCTATTAATAAAATGCCAAGACCGGTTAAACAATTTCCAGGTGATTGGGCTGTTAATGGTAGAAATGATCAATCTATTAGAATTGGAAAAACTGAAGGTACTGAACGTGATTCTGTTATAAAAATTAGAATTGCAGAAGAAGAAAATGATAATGAGTTTTTATATACTCCACTTATCGAAAATGTGAATGAAGATGTAGCTTCTGTTTATCTGATTCGAGACGAAACAATAAAATTAGATACGATCCCTGTATCGGCAAATGTGCCAAAAGAATTTTCTGGTCCGCTAATAATGGTAGATTCAGATCAGATTGTATTTAATGCAAAAGAAGGTGGTAATACATATATTGTTTCTGGCAATGAAAATCATTTTGTATCTAAACAAAATACTAATATTGTAGGACATAATGTATTATTGGGAGACGTAGAAAAAGCAAATTTGCAAGCTGCAGTTATGGGTGATCAATTAGTCCAGTATTTAGATGGCATATTTAAGCAGTTTCAGGGTTTCTTAAATAACGTGAAAACTTCCGTGTCAGTTGGAAATCTTGGCGGACCATCTCCAAATCCGGCACTGGCTGCTGCAGCATCGGGTTTAGCAGAATATTTAAAGCTTCAAACAAAAACACATATGGAAAAAACCCTTTTGAGTACAAATGTAAAATTATCTAGGAAACCTAAAAGTGGATTATAATGGCTGATTTATATTGCAAAAACATTACTTCTGTTAGAAGATCATTACCTGCAGGATCCCGTTTATTGCTTGGTGATCAAATCATAGGTGGAAGTGCTATCAAGTCTTCGCTCTCTGGAGACACTCCCCTGAATCAATCCGCTGATGAAGATTTATACGATCAAATCGCCGAACAGGCATTTGGTGTTGACGCATCACTTAACCCAGATTTATATAATTTAGGTGAAGAAATTACGGATGGCTTTATAACAGAAGGCGGATTTGAAGCCGGCATTGATGGGGTTGATGTCATACATTCTGGTATGGGTGGCGAAGCAAGATTTTATGCTCCAGGAACACAATTATTTGAAGGAGATTTATTATTGAACGGTTCCGCCATTGATGAGAATGGAAATGAAATAGTGGCTCCCGCGCGCATGCCCGGGCGTGGAACTGCGGGAGTGGATGGAGCCGTTACATCTCCAGATGGTGCAGCTGCAGGTTTAGGTCCTGATGATCAGGCAGCATTCTGTAGTTTACAGGAGTTAGCTGGGACGCCAGCGGAAGGTAGTAGACTTGATGATTTTTTAAGTGAATTAGAGTTAGATTTGGAAATCCCTGGATTGGATTTTTCGTGGTGGGTTGAAATACAAACGAAATTAAATGAGCTAATGGCGATACAAGGAAAATTTATAGCTAAGACTCAAAACCTAGTTAACCTAGTAGAACTGGATCCAGGCGATGCATGTAAATATGTTCCAAATGTTGAGAAGCTTATTGCATTAATTCAAAGAGTAATGAGAACAATTAACACTATTCGAATGGTATTAGATAAAATAAATAAAATGGTTAAATTAGTAAAGAAAGCACTAAAACTTTTGAAATGGATATTCGCGCCTATAAGAATTGTAGAAGCATTCTTAATGATATTGCAAGTCATAGAAGGATTTCCTATTATGCTAAATACTGCTGTGAAGAATTTAACTGATACGTCAAAAGTTTTACCCCAGCTTCTTGCGTTACTACAAAAAATACTAGCACAGTGTGCTTCAAATAGAGGCGCCGAAGCAGGGTTAACAAAGGAACAATGTGAAGCCGCCGGCGGTGTTTACATAGAAAGATTACCGGGTGATTTAGGCGCAGCAAGAACTGGTGGAGGTGCAGACGATTTAAGTGGTATGATTGACGCTTTAGCCGGTGAAATGAGTGGATTTGATATTGACACAAATAATCGTTCTGGCTTTATGCCGGAAGGAACAGACCTTGTTGCTGGAGATATTGTTGAAGATGGAAATGTTAACATGAATGGATCCGATATGAATCTAGATGATTATCCGTTTATTGTACCCTTCGGAGATGATACATTCAGTGCAGGCGCAGGCGGTATAACTGGTAATGGTGAAGGGATAGATTTACGAGAGTCTCATATTAACGCATTACTAGACTCACAAATTTTAGATTTACAAGATTGTATGACGGAAATTGACAAAATGGACCGTACAAGAAATTTTTCTTAGGATATATATTATTAAAGATAAAGGTAATAATTATGAATAAACCAACTAAAAACATATTTAAGGCTCTTCAACTTGTAATAAAAGAAGAAGTCCGGAAGGAAGTTAAAAAACAAGTAAAAGGTTTACTCGTTGAAATTTCGAAATCGAAAAAAATAAAACCTCAAAGTGTAAATGAACCTTCATACATGAAACTCTCTGAAGAATTACTTGAAGAAGATGCACCTGTTAAGCAGTATGCGAGTGATCCAATACTAAATAAGGTATTAAATGAAACACAAGGTGGAATATCACATGACGATAGTATACCGACAATGGGTGGTGGAGCATATACAACTGACAGAATGAACGAATTAGTTCCAGGGACCTCAAGGCCTCCTTCTGCGGATGAAGTATCAACAATGCCAAATTTTATGCAAAAGGCTTTCAGTGGACATTCCGCAAAAGTTGTTAAGGCCATTGAAAAAAAACAAGGTACTGGTAGATAATGCTCGATCTCCGGAGGCTAATAAAAAATATTGCAAATCTTAAAAATAAAGAAACTGCAAAAAATAAATTTTTAAAAACAAAGCCGAAAATTCAAGAAATGAAACAAAACGTGGATAAAGCCAGGGACGAGGCTATTGCAATCCATGACTATGTCAAAAGGGCTGTAGTAGCGCCAGATCCTGAAAAGGTAATACCAATATTTGAGGCAAATTCTATTACTGTCGGCTTTGAGTACATTGCAGAACAATTACAATTAATAGGTTCGTCTATACCAAGTAATCCTACACAAATACAGACATTGGCTACAGCTGCGGATGCTATTCAAGCGTTTGCACCAAAGATGGAACTAGGTATTGCAGTAACTAATTCAGGAATTAGATATTTAACTACAAGAGCGCGCTCATCCGAATTAGGTGGAAGTTTTACTCCAATAACTAATTCATTTGCCAGCTCGTTATTAGGGGCTACATCAGGGATTAAATAATGGAATATTATTGGATATTAAGCATCATGAGAAGATTGGAAAGATAAATGGCATTAGATAACCCATTTGCAACGTCAACTAGAGCTAGAGATAAGGACCCTGATTCTAAGATCGGAGTAGTACTACCTATTCGATTAAGTAATAACGGCTTTTTTAGACAGTCAAGTACTCTTCTTGAACAAACAAAAAGTAATTTGAAGAATTTGCTCTTAACCGTAAAGGGTGAAAGAGTAGGCCAACCAACATTTGGCAGTAATATCTTTGCAGTTTTATTTGAAAATTTTGATGGGGATTTCGACAATAAACTCATAGATTCAATAAAAGAAGCGGTTGCGACGTGGCTTCCACATGTTATTTTAAATAACGTAATAGTTGACAGTTCAGAAGCAACAAACGAAGTATTTATTAGTATACACTTTTCCATTAAAACTGATACGTCGTCGATGGAATCATTAACACTCAATCTATTAAGGGCAGTAAAATAATGGCATCAATAAAAGAAAGACCTAAGGTAGTAAACTATTTAAATAAGAATTTTACTAGTTTCAAAAAAGATTTAGTAGAACATGCAAAGAGCTATTTCCCAACGGCATATGCGGATTTTAATGAAGCTTCCCCAGGAATGATGTTTATAGAAATGGCGTCTTATGTCGGAGATGTTCTTTCGTTTTATATTGATGAACAGTTTCGTGAATCATTGTTAGTTTATGCTGAAGAACGAAAAACCATTTTTGATATAGCACATTCATACGGATATAGACCTGTGCTGTCTACACCTTCAATCGCCACCGTAGATTTTTTCCAAACAGTACCAGCTAAAGGTACAGGAACAAATATAAAACCAAATTATAATTATGCATACACCATTAAAGTCGGATCTCAAGTTGAAGCACCATCCGCCGGTAAATCGTTTAGAACATTGGATGATTTAAATTTTAAATACTCCGGATCTATGTCACCAACAACTGTATCTATTTATGAACTAGCAGATGACGGTGTAACACCGACTAAATTTTTATTAAAAAAACAAACTCGAGTTGTTAGTGGAACTGTTGTAACTGAAACGTTTGATTTTACCACCGCAGTTGCGTATGACATGATAACATTATCAAATAAAAAAGTATTAGAAATAATATCTGTTACTGATAGTGATGGTAATAAATGGTATGAGGTTGATAGTCTTGCACAAGATTTGATTTTTGATGATGTACCTAATACTGCGGAATTTGACGAAAATCTTGCAGGTTATAATGATACTACACCATATATCTTAAAAATGATAAGAACTCAAAATAGATTTAAACTTAAAGTGACTGCAGATGGAAATACGCGATTACACTTTGGTTCTGGTGTAGAAAATGGAGTCGATGAAGAAGTAATTCCAAATCCTTCTACCGTCGGTAATAGCTTTACAAACTCAAATTATTTAAATAACAATTCAGTTCTTGATCCCGCAAACTTTATGAATACCTCTGTATATGGAAGAGCACCAAGAAGTACAACATTAACAGTAGAGTACTCGTATGGTGGAGGAGTTGAGGCAAACGTTCCTTCAAATACTGTCACGGCTCTTAAAGGCCTTAGTACGGAAATACTAACAACAGGATTAGATACTGGATTATTAGCTGAAGCAAAAAATTCTATCGCCGTTAATAACCCTGTACCGGCTACAGGTGGAAGAGGCGAACAAAGCTTAACAGAATTAAAAGAAAATATCAAACAACATTTTTTCGCACAGAATAGAAGTGTATCAAAGGAAGACTATATTTCAAGAGTTTACAATCTTCCAGCCAAATATGGTAATATCGCAAAAGTTTATATAACACAAGACGATCAAATCACTTCTGGTGAAGGCGTATTACAAGAACAAACAATTACACAACAAACTCTTGACGATTTTGGTGGAGAAATTCCAATTTCTAAATTGGCTGTTAGGCAAGCTAATCCGATGGCATTAAATTTTTACGTGCTTGGATATGACAATAATAAATCTCTGCAAGCGGTTAATCAAGCCACAAAGAAAAATATAAGAACATATCTTGGGCCATACAGAATATTAACGGATGCAATAAATTTAAAAGACGCATTTGTAATTAATATCTCGCTCCGTTTTGCAATCTATGTGAAAAAGAGATATAATAAAGAAGAGATACTATTAAAATGTATTCAAAAAGTTAAAGATTATTTCGATATAGATAAATGGCAGATCAACCAACCAATTATTTTATCAGATATAGCATATGAAATTTCTTTAGTAGAAGGCGTTAATAATGTTATTCCGCCCGAAGATGAAAATCCTGAAAAACAAATTGTCGTATTACAAAATAAATTTAAAAAGTCATCTGGTTATTCGGGCAACATTTACGATATATCTTCAGCGACTAAAAAGGGTATAATTTATCCATCATTAGATCCTGCAATATTTGAAGTAAAATTTCCTGAAGTTGATATTGTTGGTAAAGTTCTAGGAGATTATTAATGGCTCATCATATTGTATATGCCGATAAAGATACTTTTATATCTCGCGGGGCCGATGTAGAAGGTAGCGGCAGCAGGAAAAATTTTGGTATGGACGAAATAATTGAAGTTGGAAAAACATTTCAATTTGATAGTACAAACGTTGGAACAATAAACAGAGGACTAATTAGATTTGATTTATCAGCAGTTTCAAAATCAGTCGCAGATGGTGACATAAATTCAAGTGTAAAGTATTATCTTAAAATGTATGACGCTGGTGCGCAAGAATTAAACACGAATAATTCTTTATACGCATATGCGATATCACAAAGCTGGGACGAAGGCGACGGTTATAAAACAGATAGTCCTCAAACAGAAAATGGAGTTTCATGGAAATTAAGAACTGATCACTCTTCATCACTGTGGGCCGTGTCCACTAGTGAATGGGGTGCAACACACTTTACAGGATCCGGATATGCAGCGTCACAAAGTTTTAATAAAAACCAAGCAGTTGATATGCGAATGGATATTACTGGAGTTGTAAATACTTGGTTAGCGTCAACAATACCAAATCAAGGTCTTGTAATAAAAAGAGATAGTTTAGAAGAGACAAGTATTTCAGCTTCTGGAATGTTTAAGTTCTTTTCGTCAAAAACTCATACAATATTTTCACCATATCTTGAAGTTGTATGGGATGATAGTACATGGACCACAGGTTCTTTAACGGCTCTTACAAGCGATAACTTAGATAAGTTAAACCTGTATACAGAAAATTTAAAGATAGATTATAAACGTGGAAGTCTTTCTAAAGTAAGAGTAAAAGGAAGAGAAAAATATCCAACACAAACATATGCAACTACATCGGCATATTTAGATGTAAAATATTTGCCAAGTGGAAGTTCAATGTATTCTGTTATAGATACAAAGACAAATACGACGATTATTCCCTTCGGTACCGGGTCTAAGTTAAGTTGTGATTCAACTTCAAATTTTTTCAAACTTAGAACCTCAGGATTAGAACCAGAAAGATTTTATAAAATATTATATATGATAGAATCCGGATCCGGAGTGAATAAGGTTGTTAATTATTACGATCCTGACCATCAGTTTAAAGTGAGTAGATAATGCCATACAACAATGATGAATTACAAGCAAACGAACATTATCAAGACCTAAAAACAAGAGACGAGCTAAAATACTTAAGAGAGTTTACTGATACGAGAAACGCTTTTGTAAGTAACGGCGGTATTGAGTTTGACGGCTTAAGACCGATGGGCGATAAATTATTGTTATATGAAAATCCACTAACTGGTGATACGATCGGATCTGAAACTCAACGACCCCGATATGTTATATACCAAAAAAGATATAGGACGTCTGCAGATACAGTTGATATCATTGATAGAGATTTTAAGGAATTCTAATGGCTGCTCAAAATCCAGATCCACTTGATCAAGATCAAACTATTGATGATCAAACACCTTCACAAGGCAATCTATTTCATCTGCCCCCACCATCGGCACAAAGCATTGCAAATCAAAAGTTTAGAAGAATATTAAATATTCCCGATAAGATTGCGGATTTAATTTCATTACCTGAAGGTAATGATTATCTCCCTTTCAGAGATAAAGAATTTTATTCTCAATTTACTAATGAATCATTTACCTCAAACGTATGGCCTGAACAATATTATGGGAATTCACCTGATGATATTATAAAAGTTTCTGTATATGGAAATGAAGGTGGATTATTGACTCAAGAGTTTTTAACTTCCAGTGATCCTTTGTTTGATATTACACTCGCAAATGGCCAAGTTTTATCTACTTCATATGGAACACCTTTAGTATTAAAGTTTGATCACGGAAAATTTTTAAGAAATTTAGGTTACAGAAAAGGTCAATTTAAAATCAAATTGGAATTCATTCGATTAATGGCTGGATCTCCTTTCCCATTATTGGTGAACAACGATGAAAAAATTTATATTGGTGAATTCACCCAAGGCGGAGATGGATATATTTATGCAAACGCCGAACATAGTAAATCTAATACACTAGAAAATGATAAGTTATATGTTAAAGAAAATAAATTTATCATTACCGAGATCTCTAGTGACCGATCTGAAGCAATTATCGCACCTAATTTTATTAATGATGAAGACTATTTAGAAAAATTTAGAATGGCCGCGTTTTCGTGTTTAAATGTCTTTCCTGAATTAGGCCCGGATGGTGAACCAATACAAGCTGGATTTGTAAATTCGGATTCTCCATTTATTACTATTGCATCCGCAGATGAATTGCCTCAATCATATATCAATGGAACAATACGAATCAATGACGCGTATTTACTTGATAAACGAATATCGCCGGCGGTTCCTGGTGAATTAGATGTTGCCCCGGAAATTGAAATAGACACTATACGACCAAATTTACTATCAGGAATTAATTTAGATAATCGCTTTGGTTGGGCAGGACATGGGGCATGGCCAAATCCTCAAGCAGTAATAGTTGCACCTGGAAATAGTAATACTTCACTTATGAGATTAGAAAATATGGACAATGGACCTAATCCTGTTGGAGTTTTTACAGTTAAAGCAATAGTAGATAATGAATTAAATTTAAATGAAGGGTATTTAAGTGCACAAAATAGAACCGCGGCAGATTTAGTTAATACTAACTGTGCAGTAGTATTACGTCCACACCTAAGACTTCCGGAAAGTATTCAAATATCAGGGCAGACATTCACATTTAGCATGTATGTTAAAAGTCCACCCGGATTCACACATCGCCTTCAAGTTCATTCTGGGCCATGGATATCCGGAGCGGCTAATACTTCGACTTCACCAGTGACTGTCGCCACGGGCAATTGGCAAAGAATTTCCTTTACCTTCCAAATGGATGATCCAAACATTACAGATCGACTATCATGCCGATTAATGACAATGATGACCGACGTCATGAATCCTTCTGACCCTACATTTGTTGGCACAGAATGGCTTATGGCAGGAGCACAATTAGAAATAGGCTCAGAAGCTTCAAAATTTACTCGAGAAAAAGCCGGTGGTGACTTAACCTATGAAAGAGCTTTAAACGGTATAATTCAATATGAAAAGCCCGAAGATCAAAACGATAGAATTCTTATCGCGAATTTTCCAGATGGTACTCAAAACTTTAATGAAAAAATGGTCGGCGGTACTATATCAATTACAGATGCAATAGCAGTAAATGATTTTTCGAATGTTAACTTAACTACAGAGGCCGACGCGGCAACAATATGGGCTCCTGAACTATTTCCCGCTGATGGAGATTACGGCATGCCTGGAGCGTTAGCAGATGACCTAGGATGGGATTCAAGTCTTCACAACAGGGCTATCCGCGTACATGATGATTTTGGAAATAGAGCATGGGGTGATGGGTATTATAGCTTTCCAATTGATCCACACGGCTCCCAACATGTCGGTACAGCTCATGTCGGATATCATCCATCATGGCTCGTAGATGGAGGCCCAAATAATGAACCATGCATGTATTTTCCAGATATAAATTATCAAGAATACATTAATGAGCCAATGAAAGCCGCAACATTAGATGTAATTGAAGATGAGACACAAAGCAAATATTTATTGGCTGGCGAAGAAGATCCTAGAGCAACGAGCCAATTTTATTTGTCGGAGACATATAAGCACCGATACATGCAGATTAAAACATATAATCCTGGTCATTATGGAGGAGGCATTGCGCCTTTAGCTTCATATGGTGTTAAAGCTGGTGATACTCTAAAATTTAAATGGAAACAAAAATCTAGACCTATAGATTTTGATGAAGGTGGAAGAAAAGGTGCAGATTGTAGATTTTATAAATACATTAAACTCACACCGCCTGATCCGCCATCATTTGAACCAGTTGTTGAATTAGAACATGTTCAAGAAGAAATGGCTAGAATTTATCCAGGTATTAAAGCGGCTTCAAATCAGTTCACTGAGATGCGGATGGTGATGGACGATGGTACTATCATTTCTGGCTCAACTGTTGATGCATTAGAAGATTCAAACCTTAGGAACGCTATTCAAAACGGATGGGTGATGTTCGATCCAGCCGGATATTCAAAACCGACAGTAGAGCCAATAAGTGCTTCGCGCTTCCCAGTTATAAAGCCTCCAACCCCACCAGACCCTCCTTCACGCAGACCACAGCCAGTACTAGCTGCTGATTTACCAGCCGGATCTAAAAGCGGTACCATAGATGGAGATCCGTGGAGAGTCTCATCCGCAGGCCAGACATGGATGTCTCCAGCGAATGACTCTGGAGAAAGTAATACGAATACATGGGAATTAGAAAGGATTGCATATGAAGAGCTATTAATCGATGGCTGGAATTGGATTGGAGATCCTGAATCGGGATTTTGGAGATATATTCACCCGGATGATAATTTCCCGGAAGCATTAGGCCCAATAATTAGACCAATTGACCTTGTCATAAACAATGATCATCCGGATATTGTATCTGGCCAAATACAGTTAAATGGGTTAGGAACTGAAACGTTTGCATTCGGTTGGATATGGTGGAATGGAGATTGGCACCCACAACATGTAAAATCTTCTTTGATTACTACGTCATTTATTCGTTACGACGATGACCAACAAAAATTAACATCAACAATTGGCAATGTTTTTCCTGCACATGAAACTTTACCATCTGGCATCGAAATTAAATCCGATGATGGTAAATACGTTTGGGGTCAATACGGATGGGAGCTAATCACTGAAGAGCCGAATGAGCCACAATACATGTGGACCCATTCAGATCAGCCATCAGGTGTTGGAAGTCCATATACTTCTGGATACTTCGAATGTGGGGAATACAATGAATGGGAAGAAGCTTCATTTGAAATAGTTGTCGGCGAGCATTGGGCATTAGATAAAAATGTACAAATAGCGATGGTAGGCAATGTTGGATCTTTTGGTGAACTTTGGGTCGCTAATTTTGAACTTGAAATAGTACGCACTAATGATCAAAGAATAAATTATGTAAAAGATGCAGCATATGGCCCATTAGCTCTTACAATAGAAGAAGTAATAGATCCAACACGGATAAAAGTTTCAAAAACCTATTCTGAAGCTTTAAGTGAACAGGGCGGAGTTATATCTAATTTAGCAATATCTGAATATTCACCTTTTGATTCTGGATTTAATGTTGAATATATAATGGCAGAAGAGAGTGAATCGCCCGTTTATGCACGATATGAAAGTAAAATTTTAAACGTACAAAATCAAGACGGATTGAGAAGATTAGTTGTTGATAAATCATATAATGAATATGGAGCCTCAATTGATGCAATATTAACTGGAAATGATTCAATCGCACAATATATCCCGGATCCATCGCAACAATGGCAAGATTATTTTATTCGTCACAGGATAAAGGATTCTGATAATCTTTACACATATTTGCATTTTAATGACGACATGAAATCATTAATTGTTAACTTCAAACCAGTTGCAACTACGAGCTATCCTGGGGCTATAGCGTATAAATTTTTAGAACCGTTGCCAGATAATATAGAAAAATTAGACATGTGTTATATTGGGTATGAGGTAACACCAGAAGTTGTCGAAACAGTTGAACTAATTCCATTCAATGACGAACTAATTCCGGATACTGTTTTAAGAGTACCGTTTTTTCAAGATAAAGACAGTCCTATTCGAACAAGAGAAACTGCGTATAAATCACATACAGATATTGTTGGTGTAGGTAAAGATGTAAGAGAAAAATTAGAAGACAGATTAATAAGTGGAAGCTTAGAAACGGCAAACATAAATATTGATTTTACTGAATGGAAAAACTTTATTCATTTTGGTTCGGCTGAAGAGAGATTGAAGAATTTTAAGACCAAAGTAGCACAAATAGAAGAATATTCAAATAGAAGTCAATCATTAGTCGGTCAGTTTCCTACAGCAGGTTATCTCGGCAATGATCCAGCAACTTCAGTAAGCTCTTCAGTAGATCAAGTTCAGACGTGGGAAGTTTCTAGGCGAGAAAAAATAAATGGATTTGACGAATTTGAAAATTTCATGTATTTTGAAAGTTCATCATATGTGACAAGTTCTAATGGTGAATTTTACGACAATGCTGCACCGAAAAGAGTCGGGGATGGTACGTTAACATCGCCCTTTATTTTACATTCGGTAACAAGTTCTCAATTTACCAACTGGTATGAAGCAACTCGAGCAACGGCTTCGTTATACGATAGAAAAAATAGTAATAGACTTATAAATCTACTTCCGGAGCATATAACATATGATAGTGATAATGTAGAGTTTTTAAGATTCATGGATATGATTGGCCAACATTATGATGGTATATGGTCGCATATTCGTGCATTAACAGATGTTCATGATAGAACTGAAGATATTACTAAAGGTATAAGTCAAGCGCTTGTTGAGCCTGTAGCAAAGTCTTTAGGTTTTAATTTGAAAGAAGGCCAAGATTTAGTTTCACTACCACAATACCATTTGGGCCTTTCTGAGTCCGGAAGTAATTCCGGTGTATGGAATGTACGATTTACAAAAAGATCTCAAAAAGATCTTACGCGTGAAATATGGAATAGATTACTTGCGTCTTCTCCTTATCTTTTGAAATCAAAAGGTACAAAGCAATCTTTAAAGGGTGTATTAGCCGCTTATGGAATACCTACATCAATATTGAGAGTTCAAGAATATGGTGGTCCACGAATCACCGGTGAACCAGATTTTGAAATCAAACAAAGATTTACAAAAGCCGTGGACTTTCAAGGTTCAGAATATATCGAATCCCCATGGTACCACACTGGAAACACTAGAGTACCTGATACTATAGAATTTAGATTTAAAGCCACAAAAGAAGATGATATGTTCTTGGCTGCAAAACATAAGACATCGGGAGGTGATTTAGAAGCTTCCATATTCCTTAAGAACGTTTCAGGATCTGATGGCAAGGGTCAAATTACTTTTATGGTTTCTGATTATGGCGCCGGCGCGAATCAGCAAAGCATGAGCTTAGCCCCTCAGCCGGTTTATAACGGCGAATATTGGTCAGTGATGTTAAGGCGTAGAGCTTCAACATCCCATCTTACAAGTAGCTATTCAGATATGATTGTAAGCGCAGATAATACTACAACTCAAAGTTTTGATTTATTTGCGGGCTATTTTGATTCAGGTATTGATGAAATAATTGTAAAGCAATCTGGAAGCTTAACAGTTACTAGTAGTTTGAGTGAAAATTATTATGCAACAGGTTCAGGAGTAAATAACAGATGGTACATTGGTGGACGCTCTGCGAATACAAATTCAACAGGAATTAATATGCTTAGTGGTTCTGTTATGGAATGGAGATATTGGAATACTCCACTGACAGCATCTGCATTCTGGAACCATGTTGCTGCACCCAAGTCGATTAACGGTAATCATATCAGCTCATCGTATTACGACATGGATCTTAGGTTTTCAATGGATGACAATGCAAACTTAAGCGATTTACCAAATACAATAATAGATTATTCTCTAACTGGCGGCCAATTGTATGCTACGGCTTCTGGCTTCCCAGACAGGGTTAACTTTTCTAACGTATCAGATAGGCAAAAAGCGTTTGTTCCAAAAATTGGATTGAATAAAATGTCTAATAAAGTAAGAATAGAAAATTCTATATTAAAAACTCCAGATGGTGCATTAGCGAATTTAAGTCCAACAGAAAGAGTCGAAATAAGTAGTTATGATACGGCGGGTTTAGATTCAAATAAGTTAGGAGTATTTTTTGCACCTTCTGATGTTATAAATGAAGACATTATGCTTTCTCTCGCGGATATGGATTTTGGATCCTATCTTGGAGATCCTAGAGATGAAGAAGAAGATCGCTATACGTTTGGAAGATTTGATAGGATTGCCGACACATATTGGCAAAAGTGGACTACCAAACAGGGCTTTTGGGATTATATTAAATTGATAAAATATTATGATTTGTCGCTATTCGATATTTTACGATCTTTATCTCCGGCAAGGGCTAAAAAGAATATGGGACTTTTATTCGAACCTACATTGTTAGAACGAACAAAAGTAGTAGTAGGTAAAAAGCCAACATTTGAAGATGTATATGCAAAAGCCGAAATAGAAGAAACTGATCAGCATACAGTAACAAGTTCTAGAGAATATAGTCGCGCAACGGTAAATGTTTACCAATATGAATATACGGCCTCGAATAAAACTGTACCAGTTGCACACTTTCCAGCTGATACGATAAGCTCGGTAGTAACAAGTTCACAACTTGATAGATCTGCGCACATTCCAGAATTTTCATATTTTATGTCATCTAGTAATGCATTGTTTAGAACTGCAACAGTTACTACTTCTAGTTGTTTAGAACCAAAGCCGGGCCAAAGACTTGATTACTTTGAAAAAACTGGATCAAGGCATTTAAATTTTAGTAATATATTAAAATCTGATAGGATCGATTATGCAACGGTTTCATCGTCTATTCCGGTCATATCTTCAATTAAAAAATTCGGAGTAGATTATTTATTAGATACAAATGATAGAGACTATACAGATGCCAAGGTCACATACGGTGGAAGTCAGGCGTCCTTTTTCTCAGGACTTGAACCAAGTTATACCGCATCTAAAAAATCTGAACATAATATGGAATATGAATTTTATTATACGGCGAGTAATGGTAGGACTGCATCAAGAAACAAATTGTACAAGCAACCATATTCATCTTCATTAATAGCATCAGAATTTGAATCTTTGTTTACGACACATGCTGGACTAACGAATTTAGCGTATAATGGATGTAAAGAAGATGGTACAACCGCGCCTAGAGGTCCTGGTGCACAAAATAAGCCTCAGGTAGCCGTTGAAATTTCCGAAGTGAATCCATACAGTGTAACAACTTCCGGTGGAGGCGATACTTATTTAGATACGGAAATAACGGATGAATAATCATGGGACACGAATATTTATTAAAAATAAAAGTTGTTCTTATAATTTTAGGAGAATAAAAAAATGGGATACCTTAACAACGCAACCACAGTTTTGGATGCGATACTAACTAAAAAAGGTCGTGAATTATTAGCTCGTGGCAAAAACGAATTTTCAATTACGAAATTTGCGTTGGCCGATGATGAAGTTGACTATTCTTTGTGGGATGTTAGCCATCCCTTAGGCACAGATTATTATGGAACGGTAATAGAAAATCTTCCACTATTGGAACCTGTAACCGATCCAAATACTGTTATGAAATATAAATTGGTAACAAGAGATGTTGGTACTCGTCAGATGGCAATACTTACCGGGATTAATTCAGGTGGATATACAGTAACATGGAATGGTACAACACAGACTTCAGGTAATGGTCAAGTCGTTACAGTTGAAACACAATTTGCACCTGACGAATTAGATCCAGATGGATATTCATTTACCATATTAAATTCATCAATATGCTATTTAACGGCCGAAAGCAATCCAGACGCGGGCGCTAATGAAAACTCTGGAATCAATTATGTATCTAGCACTCAAAATGTAAGTCAAACCGTTTACGGAAATAGTTGTTCAATATACGCTAAACCTATTTCTAAACCAAATACTGGTGAACCTAATCCTTCAACTACAATACTAGTAACAGGATTAACTTACGGTGCTACAGCTTCTGCTACGATAACTGTACAGTATATTGATAATACTACTGGGCAATCATAAAAAATAACATAAGGAATTGACGCATGGCGTTTCTTGATAAAAGCACATTGATCGTTGATGCCGTATTAACCGATAAAGGTCGCGAGATGTTATCTAAAAATGAATTTTTTATTGATAAATTCGCATTGGCTGATGACGAAATAGATTACGGTTTGTATGATGAATCAAATACAAATGGACCAAATTTTTACGGTGTAGCATTAGAAAATATGCCTATATTGGAAGCTGTCACTAAATCTGATATGGCTATGAAATATAAGCTAACAACTTTAGAAATAGGCGATGCATTCATTCCCGAGTTAAGTGGTATACCCTCGTCAGTAACATTAAAAACGGATCCCGATCAAGCCCAAGCTATAGTAATTTCTCCTACTACATTAAGAATGGGTAATGAATCAGAAGACTATATTTTTGAATTACAATCTGATGAGTTCGTTGATTTGGTTGAAGGTGATTACGTTACACAACAAGAACTTAATACACCTACTACTTTTCCTATACAGATTCAACACGTTAAGGCTACAAATGGGAATACTATTCCTTTAATGTATATGCAGAAAGTAACCTTTGATGGTAAAAGTGTTCCAGGAGTTAATTTCGATTGGAAAGCTGCGCCATCAGGTGGATATTTAATAGGAATTGAAGGACCTAAGAACAAATCTCTTGGCGTTGAAGTGGTTGCTGTAAAAACAACTGGTGGAATTACTATTATTGCCGACAGTGAAACAAGCTTTTTAGACGGTGCTGCACTTGCTAAACCTTTTATGATTAACGTTCAAGGTTCTGGTCAAGTTTATTTTGTTTATAGTGGTACAGAGAAAGGCGGTGATGATAAAGACAAAGGATTTGGCACTAACGATAACAAAGACTCTAAAGGCGATGATAGTGGATCTGAAGGCGACAACAATAAGGGAATGAAGTAATGCCAAAAAATAAATCAGATCAAAAGAATGAGTCTAAAAATTTAAAAAATAATTCAGATATCGAAAAGGTTAAAGAAACATTAGCTGATGAATTTCTTGATAAGATGAAGGATGATGAAAAACTTCTTAAAGACATCGATACACAAGAAAAAGAAAAACAATTTGAAAAAGACATGAAATCCTTAAAAAAGGATTCTGTTAAAAATAAAGACGCAACCCCTCCTGGACGAGGACAGGTTAAAACCAAAACTGGAACAGTAATGAGCCTAGTAACAAAGCCAGAAGCGGTTGTCACAACAAATACAACAGTACAATTAAAAGTTACTGGAGTTAAATCAGGCGTCACTCAAGTAGTGTCTGTGATATTAACCCCATAATAAACTAAACAAACAAAAAAAATCATTGCACCAATATTTATAAGTGAATAAGGAGTTAAACCATGCCAGATAGTATTTTTACACCATTTGAAACAGATGACATTATACCAGGTCAGGTAAGTGTTGTATCGTCAGGGATGTGGTCTGGAGGAGTTGGAACACTTACTGCGTTTTATACTTCATCCACCCAAAGCGGTAGTACAGGTGAACATTATTATGATGTTTACAATGGCATTGTCGGTACAAACGCCACAGCATCCGTACAATTTTCAGTTACATTTGGAGATATAAATGGTTCCGGTTCTCTATCGGGCGATAGCAATTATAAAGCTTCAAAAGCAATCTATAGACAATTAAGAAATTTACTCCTACCACAGAACCAAACAACATTTAAGTTCGGCGCCGCGGATGCAACGTCATCTAATACGGTTTTTGGAATGACAATTAATCGTACGAGATTAAAAGAAAAAATGGATCCAGGCAACTGGGAAATTCATCTTTCTGGATCTGCAGGTAAAACATTAAAGCTTATTGATGATAGCGGTGCAACAGCAGATCCGAATGTTAAGCAGACAGTACGCGAGTTTAACATTATATCAGGTTCGATTGCCTCAGGAACGGCAGTAACAGGATCTTCTACCAAATATTATGGAAAATTTTATCCAGAACCAGGATTATTAGTATTTGATGCAAACCTCATGATGAATTATATGAATATGACGGGTTACGCCACAGCATCAAATAATAATGATAATAACTCAGAAGCCTTTTATAACAGTATTAAAGGTGGTGCATATTTTGCTGCAAGACGTGAAGAACAAATTAAATCAACACACTATTTTTGTAGAGTAAAACACCACAAATATAATCATAGTCAAAACCCAACATATTATTCTGGATCTAATGCGAATTTAACAATATCGTCATTTAGAACTGATCCAAAATCTTACATTACAACTGTTGGACTTTATAATGGCGCTAATGAATTGCTAGCGGTTGCTAAGCTTTCTAGACCTATTCTTAAATCTACGAATAGAGAAGCACTAATTAAAGTACGATTAGATTTCTAATAAGGATTCTTATGCACTCAATAAAAAACCTGCGCTAGCGGGTTTTTTATTGTATAGCCAAAAAATTGTTATAGATTATATTTATAATTAATAAAGTATGAGACAACTATGTTCGGAGATATAGCATCAGAAGATCGTTTAATTACTCCACATGAAGTAAATAAGCGATTTACAATCACGTATTACAATAACACTGATACGGCGACTAGATTAGGTGTTTTGGCGCTACATGCCGTTTCATCCTCATTTAAGGGTGCTAATGGTGAAGGTACAAGTAATAATAATGGCTGGTTGAGTGCTTCTGCAACATATACCTCATATACAGATCCAGCGGATGGTCAACAATACCGGTATTATAAAGTTCCATTATATAATCAGATTAAAGTTAACTTCTTTGACAGTGCACACGCACAAAATAGATTTGGCCCGGCACCTATGCCACAACATACCCTTGACACTAATTTCATTCCGTGGGGCCATGGTAAAGGAGCTACAAATGGAAACTATCATTGGAAAAACTTAAACATTAGAAAAATTCATAACGTTGCAAACGTAATAAGTGTTCCACAAACATTGTTTGGTGAAAAAATGAAGTCCGGATCGATAGTGTTAAACGATTATTCTTCAGGAGCCAAACGAGAATTAGTAGATGATGGATATGGAAATTTATACGATAAAGTGTATGAAACTGAATTTATGACCGGTAGTTTAACTGCAAATGGTTCTGGATCAGCACTTGGGGTTGTTTCATATTCTCATGGGTTATTAATGTTAACCGATACAGGATCATATTCATCCGCGGGCGCACAATCAAGTGGATCTACTGGATGGACGTTAGAATTTCAATCGACTAAAACACTTTACGAACATGAATATACTGTTACTGTTCCAGAGAACCAATTTAATTCAACTACTAATATCAGTACAACGTTTCAGCGAAGTGGAAGTTTAAATTTACCAAGCATGTCGTTAAATGAAATGAGACAAGTTATGCCCTCACCGTCTGAGGCAGGGTATAATCTTCAAGGATATAACGCAACTCCTATGGCGGAAAATTTTACAACGCATTCTTTTTTTGCGCCATATGTTACTACTGTGGGGCTTTACAACGACCATGGAGATCTATTAGCGGTCGCTAAAACATCTAGACCGGTTAGGAATGATCCGGAGTTAGCCTTATCATTTATCATTCGGTTTGATATTTAATATTGTCAAGGAAATATTTATGAAATTAAAAGAATTTTTAAAAGAATCTGAACAGATTAGTAGTGATATACTCGTCGAAGAACGAGGCGTTGTTTCAAAATCTAAAATTAAAAAGATGGAGAACATGTCAAATAAAATAGTCAAAGATATGCATAAACTAATTGAACTTTTTAGTAAAGAGCACATGGTCGATACTGGAAATGCTACTCTATATAGAACAAAGAAAGATTGGGAGCAGCTTACTAGGGACGTTGATAGAGCCTATGGTGGGTGGTTTGGTTTTGTTTATGATAGTGACTATATAAAATAAAGGAAATAAAAATGGAAAATCTATATGATCAAATGAATGAATTATGGGAAACTTTTCAAGAGAACCATAGAAAACATTCTGAAAAAGGGAATAAAGCCGCTGGTGGTAGGGCAAGAAAAGCTATAGGTGAAATTAAAAAACTAGTTACAGAGTATAGAAAAGCTTCTGTTTCAAAATCAGCATAAATCATGGCTACAGATAAAACAGATAAGATAGGAATGTCACCGATAGAATCTTTAGATCCAGATCCCTATGATTTTCATATTAATGATCAGAAGCATGCTATCAATACTGAATTAATTGGTATTATTAAGTTTAGACAAAATAAAAAATGGCTAATCAGCATTGTTGTAGTTTCATTGTTTGCTACTATACTAGCACTTATGATTTATTTTATGAGTCAAGGTGTTGATGTAGTAGGTGGTTGGAAAGAGATATTATTATTAATGCTTGGTGGGTTTGTCGGCTCATTCGCTAAGGTCATCGACTTTTGGTTTAATAACGCAGAAGACGATGTTAAATTATTAGAGCACGCCGATGATTAACATATAGGAGAAAACAGATGTTAAAGAAAATTATATTAGGTGTATTATTAACCTCATCTTTGTTTGCGGAAACAGAACTTTGGAAGTTTTTTAAATATTCTACAGCTTATGCAAGTTTCAGCCTTAATGCCCCGCGCTATCAAGACGATAGATTTACAATCACTGGTGGATTAAGTACTGGTCAATTAGAAGTTGCACGAGATGAACGTGAGTTTGAAGCGGATTTTCAAAAATCATTTGGCTTGAGAAAAATTGGTAGATTCAAATACGAACCAAAGCGCGGAGTAAAAAATGCTGGGGTGGGTGGAACTTGGTATGATGGATCAGAAAAGAATGCTAATGAAAGTGCGACAATAGCACCAGTTAAAGGATGGGAATATCTTTTAAAGTGGACTGAGGGTCGTCAATGGGGTGAAGAATATATTAATCAAGAATATTGGTTAAGATATACTGGCAATTGGTTTATGGCTAAGGTTGGTTGGACACAATTAGGTCTAGAAGATATTGTATATAGTCAAGGTGATTTAAGAGTAAAGTGGACGTTACCGGTATTAGATAATGGCTTTACAGTAAGTATTGGTGCAAAACATAGACAACATCCTGTATACGGATTTGATGCTATGGTATTGGACACAACTTGGTATCGTGGTTCATGGTGGGATTTTGCAGAAGATGCTTTTGGTATTGACGATAATATGTGGGCCGATGGAAATGCAATTGATGAAGATGGTAATTGGATTGAATCCGAACTATTAGAATACGTAAATGGTGAATGGGTACCGATTGAAGGTTCTGGTCCATTTTGGAATGAAGGTGGTGAGTATTGGGGTCACGATTGGTTATGGAGAGATGCTGATGGTAGAATATTTGCTTATACAGACAGAGAATATTTTGTGTATCATTTTCCAGGCATGTTAGAAGAATATATAGATGGTGTAAAGAAAGATATTGGATTCCAAAAAGAAACGTCACTAGTTTTAGGTGCGGATTTCTATCACCATTCAGATAATTGGTGGATCCACGCTTGGGGTAACTGGTTACCTTATCATTTTGGTCATGACAAATATTCATATCACAATGCAGCAGACTATACTACGCATTTAGAAGATGGCAAAGATCCACACAAATTTATGTATATGGAGCCAATGTGGATGGTGTGGGACGATTACGATTTTGGTGCGATATTTGGTGTTAAGCTGCGAGACAATTTAGGCGTATTTGCCGAAGGGAAATATTTATATTATTGGGAAAGGCCTGCTTATGACTTTAAGTTTGGATTAAATTATCAATTTATGGGATTCTAAAATGAAGAAAGTATTATTAATTTTATTATTAGCATTTGGTTGTGAAGATTCTAGGGTAGCGGATAAAGATCCGGCATCCATTGAAATGTGGGTTAATGGTGATGTAATACCTGTATTTGATTATTATGAAAGTATTACTACTTTTGGTGAATCCTCACATGCGCATGAGGCACATGAAGGCGTTTGTAATCCATCATGTCCGGCCCCGGATGCTATTAAAAAAATATTTGTAATACATTTTCAAAAAGATGTAGGCCGCATATCACCTGAAAAGGAACATTATGCATTAATCTTTTACGATAATGATGCATATGATAATGGTGACTTAATAGATCAAGGAGTTTATATAAACCCAGCATCAGAATCTACAAAAGGTATTACATTAGAAATTGTAGGAACATCGGATTATACAACAAATGCACAAGGTATTATAAACGCTAATGATGATAATGTTGTCAGTGGATATGCAGAAGGAACATATTGGAATCCTTATAGGGAAGAAATGCAGAATGGATTAATTGTTTTTGAAAATATAGAGATTGAAACAGATACTTCTAATACCTTTTATTCGGAGTATTACTAATGCCGAATAAAGCAGCAAAAGATAGAAAAAGAAAACGAATATTACTTAACACACAGTTAAATAAGGAAGGTAGAACGGCTAAGCAACGCGCTAAAAAGAAAGCAAAAGGTAATATAACGACTTCTAATAGGAGATTTTAATGAACGGAGACATTAAAATAGGCAAGCTTCTTTGTGATGAAGATATAATTACAAAGAGACAATTGAATCAGGCTTTACAAGCCCAAATAAAGGGTGATAAGCGATCACTTGGTGAGATACTTGTGGACAAAGGATATTGCACTCTTGATGATATAACAGACGTTGTATTAAAACACGGCAATGGTCATGAAGAACATCATGAAAAGATTGTTGAAAAAATAGAAGGCCCTACGGCAAAAGAACCAATCGAAATAAGTGAAGATAAGGTATTAGATACTAAATTCACACTATCGGTTCAAACTATGGTTGCCGCTGGAACTGGTTTAGCGTCATTGATTGGAATGTGGTATACATTACAAGGTGAAATTGAAGAAGCTAAACAATTACCAAGTTTAGAAAGCTTATATGAAGCTGAATATCCATCAAAGCCAGGTGGTCATAATTGGCCAAGGTCTTTTGAACAATACAAATCCCAGGTAGGTGGACTTCAGGAAGATATGGGCGACGTATTTGAACAAGTTGAGGAACTGGAAGATATTATTAAAGAACTAAGAAAAGACATTAAAGACCTCGAAAAGAGGAAACGGGACAAGTAGGAGTTAGTTATGAAGAGAATAATTTTATCGTTATTGTTGCTGGGTGTCCTAAGCGGACAAGTCACAGATAAAAATTTTAAAGAAGAAATTAGTGATGGTGTGGTTATAGTTGTATTTACATCTAAATGGGCAGAAGGCGATGGCATGGAGTATGTTAAAGGTATAAAAGGATATGAGGATGCTAAAGTGTTGCAGGTTATGTCTGAGGATGCTAAGAAAGTTTGTAAGAAATTACGATTAAGGAATTATCCATCAATAGTACTGTATGTTAACGGTGACAAAATAGACATTTGGAAAGGTGATATGGACGGGGTGATTGATGTATCGCCTAGTGATATCAAGAAAACCCTAGAAAACGCAATAGCAGGAGAACAATTTTGAAAATAACACTAAAGCAAATAAAAAAAATAATTCGCGAAGAAATTATAAATGAGAAAAAGCGAATGAAAGCTTTATCAGAATCCATAACTGAAGGACCAGATTATGATATGTTTAAGGCTTTGAATAAAGTTAACAATGACGTATTTAGAATTATGAACAAGTATGATGGCAAGGTCGACATGGACGCTATATTTAGAAGCTGGATGTTGGGATTGCATGCAAACCTTAAAAAAGCAGGGATCAAATTAAAATGATTAAATTAAAAGAAATTATTAGAGAAGAATTGTTGAATGAAATGGGTCCTAAATGGGATAAAACTGATATAGGAGAAAAGGTTTTACAAGCTAGGAATGATTTAAGTGATGCAACGACTTATATATTAGCATCATATGGTAACATAGCTGAATATAAAAAATTACAAAAAGCTTTTAAATTAGTTGATAAATGGTACAAGGATTGGAAATGATTAAACTAAAAGATTTATTAAAAGAAGAAAAAGAACAATTGAATGAAAGAATAAAAACACCTTTTATAGTTCATCCTGAAGATCCAGACCAAACAGAAAGACATTGGGTAAGGGTATTTAAAGAATTAGCTAAAGGTCATGGTTCTATTATAGACTATGGTCCAAGAGAATCTGCTCAATATGATTGGAATGACCAAAGTAATTATAAAGATGCTATCACAGAATACAACAAGTATAT